GCAGTGCTCTTCCTTCGCCATACCTGAACCTTGTCTTCAGACGAGGTGGTGAAATAAAGTTCCTTGAACTGATCACCTAACCCAACCTCGCTCTTTAGCCGCTCCTTAAATTTTGATTCAAAATACTTCAGTGAATCACACCGCCATATGATGTTTTGAACGATCTGCTTTACTTTACGGTCGAACAGTGACGGGTTTTGTGTTTTTAAAATTGACTTTAACATTTTATGACTGCTTAATTAGATTTTGTACATGTTCTGACCTTATGTCTCTTGGCAAGTCGCCATTCTTAACAGTTACAAAACCGTGCGGGCCTAACTCAGTAACTAATCCAACTATGCCTGTACACCTATGTTTTACCGTAGTTCCTACCTTTATTTTCTGACTTTGGAATTTGTAACATTCTTTCCATGACGAAAACGGGTGGCAATAACAACCATACAAACCTTTTATGCACACTTTCGGAACTGATATAGTAATCATCCTTTTGCGTTCTGAAGATTGCGCTGCCATCCCTTAAACTTCTTGCGCCTGCTGGCCGGAGGGCAGGGAGATCCTGAGAATCGTGCGCCACCCATGATCAAATAGGTTGGTGTTTGTTTTTGTGCCGTATTGCGGGTTTTGCGAGCCTCCTTGTAAATGTTGTTACGATAGGTTTTACGGTTTGCATAGCCATTGGCCGATGCGACGCCCGGAGTCGGGACAATTACTTTCTTGATTAATTCTGCTTTCTTCATTCGGTTACTTGTTTTCATTTAAGTGATATGTAATTATGTAAATATTGGTATTACCTGGTTACTGTTGTAATTTGAGGGAAGTAGCCGCGAACCCATTCCCTTTCGCCCTGCTATCGGCAACCTGGAGATGTTGGTTGACAACGTTTAGCTTTCTGAAAGTATCGTCGTCGAATTTGGTTTGAAGCTTCTCAAGCAATTCGGCCTGTTGGAATTCTAACCTTATTCGTTTGCTGTTCATTCCTTTCCTGGTCTCAGCCATTTCGGCTTTCTGGAAGCGGTCTTTTGCACCGCCTCCGTGACTTAGTGTAGTGTTACCCATTTGTTGATTTTAAGTGAGTTTTGGAAGATGAGGTTCAATTGTGATGGTGATATCCCTGGTTACTTTTACCATGCCTGAACCAGTGCAGGTGGAGCAGGCAACCATCTCGCCGACTCCGGAGGATCCGTGGCGGGCCTCCTCCAGTTCTGACCATCGCTGGCCGTCACCTTTGCAGTCGCCGCAGATCTGAGTGGCTGATTGGTTATACTTCTTAATCGTCATCGTCGGCGGCGTTTAATGCCCGTTCGATAACGTCTTTAAAATCCGGATAGTCATTCATGAAGCCGGTTAACATCTGCACTAAACCATAAACATCACCCCGAATGAATAAATGAGCGTCGTTGCCAGTTTTTGTGGATGTAAGAATTAAGGACAACATGTCTTCATTCTCAATAATGCATTCAAGGTTTCTCAACACATTATTTTCGATGACCGGAGATATGGCAGAGTTTATCTCCTCATAATTCGCTGGAAGGTCTGGAAGTTTACCTCCATTTAACTCTTGCCAATCAGTCATCTTTACAGCGTGATTGATTACCATACTTGCCATTATCTTATCTCCACCCCTGGCAATTAATTCATTTGCCCAAAGCATCATACAACCAGGCGCCAGTACATCTTTTGCCCTCAAAAGAAAAACAGGTTCATCCTTCGCTATTTTTCCGGATGGGTCCTGAATGTGATTGTAATCTTTTCTTGCGTGAATCATTTTTAATTATTTAAGTATTAGTGAAATCCGTTTTAATCCGTGTAATCCTTAGTTCATACTGGTTAAGGCTTCCAAATCTTCCTTTACAATTCCGTCAACCCTTTTAAAATCGTGCTGTTTTTGGAGAAAGGAATAATAAATACTGATCAGCCGGTCTTTTGGGATATCGTTGAACGCCTTATAGGTCGTTGCACGGCAGGCAATACCTTTAATCTTCTCGATGCTTTGTGTCTGGGATGTAAGTCTCAACCATCCGCCAATCGAAGCGAGTAATCTTTTTCTCCACCGGTCAATTTCGACGAGCTCCGGATTGACACGTTTATCCAGGGCATCGCAGGCAAGTGTTAGCTGCTCGGTGCTCAAATCGCGGCTGCTTTCAACACCGAAGCCGCCAATCAGTGCCGCTTTCTCCTCCGGAGTCATCCCAATCTTTGTGCACATTGTGTGGAACCTTTTCAAAAGCCAGGCTTGCTGGCGGTCGCATGTTGTTTTCATTTTATAACTTTTTAGAATAATTTATCACAAATCCCATATCCGTAACCGGCCAATTCTGCCAGGTATTTATTTTCAAGATCACTCAATTCATACTGTCGCTTCGTAACCGTTTTTTTTTGTGCAATTACCTTGTTTCCAAGCTTTCTAAGCGAGTAATGTAGCTTATATCTTCTTCCTTGTCTCTTTAGATCCTCTTTTGGTTTAATCCATCCCGTTCTCATAATTCATTGTTTTTAATTCTGTTAATCCTTTAATCCTGATTCCGGCTTTACTCTCCCCAGTACAATTCCGACATTTCGTCGTTGATGACCAATTCACCGCCAGTTGAAAACCGGCTCGTTACAAACGCCTTGAGGCCGCGCACCTGAACGTAAACCTTGCTCAGTTTCTTTGCCATCCTTGCAACGGCAGGGTAAGGCTCTTTGCGCTCCTCGTGGGCGAGGCAGATTATCAGTTTGCCGGGCATCGAGTTTAAGAATTCACGAAACGACTTATTCTTAAACTCGTCGGCATAGATTGTGAGGTTGTCAATGAAGATCACGCGTGCCGTTTTCGGCTTGTTAAACTTTTCAATGATCTCGTCGAGCGTGAGGTATTCATCCCACATGATCCGGTCGCACTTTGTGATCCCTGCCCGGTCGCATGCATCGCGGAAGCTTTTGTCGGTACCCTCCTCCGCGGATATGTAGCTCACTTTCTCAACCCTTGCCAACTCCTTCGCTAATTTAAGCGCAAACCAGGTCTTTCCGTTTTTCTCCGGACCATAGACCAGCCAACACCCTTTCGCCTCCGCATCTCCAATTGCCTGTTGCAGCAACTCATTATGAAAACTCACCGTTCTTTCCGGCTTTTTGTCGAACAAATTGGAGGTTGTCAGACTCCTCGACATTAAACCTGTGTGTTTAAAATCAGGAGACTCTCTGCGCGCCGAAGACCGCCGATGTGCTCGCCATCCATCGTAAGGCACCGCTTTACGATCGCATTCAGTTTTGTGGCATCCTCCATATTCACGGAGAGTACATCAGTGATCAGTTTGCGGTAGAAGGTGAGGCGTTCCTGACGGTCGGGCGGTACAATGCAGGTGTATTTTTCGCTGTAGCGCGAGAATAACTCCTTATATCCAACCTTCTTTCTGTCGATGCCGCGATCGAACTTTTCACGAAGGCCGTCGGCACCCATCATATACCATCCGCAGCAACCCTCAGTTGCGTTCCAGAATTCCTTTAACTCTAAAAATGCATTGTAGTCAAGGTCGCCGGCCTCGTCGATGATGATCACCGGTTTCGGTAGCATCTTGATATAGTATTTGACATTGGCCTTCACTTCGAAATAGCGGCCTTTATCGTCAACGCCGATCGTGCGGGCGAGTAATCTGACAAACTGTTGTTTCGTTTTGGCCTGACTGGCATCTATGTAAAAGCAGTTCTTGAGTGACTTGGAAAGGTATTTAGCGGTATAGGTTTTTCCGATTCCACAATCGTCGACACAAATTTTACCTTTTGAAAACTCTTTGCAGAAATTAACGTCCTCCTCAATCACTGTGAACACGTCGGTGCGGGCGGTATTCCATTTGCGCTCGTTCATTGTGACGCCGAGCTCACGTCCGAGGTTTAGCCAGTTGGCATCTTTCAAAAGGCCGTCGCGTTCGCCGTTCTTGATCCTGTTATACACTGCGGCATTGATTGAGTACTGCCGTGCAAAAGCGGAGTCGCTTCCGGAATGGTTGCTTCGTACTGCGAGTAATGCGGCAACTGTTTTTTCTTTGAATTCTGAAGTAATGATCATAGCGTTTTAGTTTTTAGAATCTATCTTTTAATGAACTTTTAAACGATGTTGAAATCCCGGTTAAATCGTACTCCTCGTCGAGGTCTGGAAGTATCTCCACTGACTCGGTGTATTCGACGATCGGTTTACGCGGGCCGGTGATTGAAAATTTATTGTTGAGTGTCAATGGCCGGTTATCGATCACTGTCACTTTGTCGATGGTGCGTTTGTTTTTGTTGATATAGCCATCGATCGAAGCCACATATTTGCTCATCTGTTCGCGAGCCTCGAAGTCTTCAGGCGTCTGTTCGATTTTTGCGCGGTTGTAGGATGGTTTTGGAACGGCTTCGCAGATACACTGATCGGTACCGCGTAAATAGACTAGGGCTTTCAATATTGCGCCTTCGTTGGTGTCGAGCCAGTAAACGTCCACCTCGCGACCTTCAACCCATTCCATTATTTTTGTCAGACGGTCACCGAAAGCCAGTTTTCCGTTTTCGCCTAGGAGAAACTGTCGGTTTTGTAGTTTGATCATCCCCACATTGCAGGATGTTTCAGTTTTGTAGCCCAGGTGAGGGAGGATGGCACGCCAGTTAGTCGGTTTTACATTCGGGTTTTGATTCTCAACGAATACCTCCCAGCGCGATTTTCCTTTGATGGTGTCGTGCTCTGTATTGTTCCAGTCCTCGATGTGTTTAAGACACTTACTTATTATTTTATCATATGGGATGTATGGAACGTCGGCGCTTCCCTTTTGATTGGATTCGCTGAGTGCGAACGGACGGGCCAGCCATCCCTCGTCGTCTTTTTCGTGATCGTAGCGCAAACCTCTGTTCCTGCTCTCGATGATTTTCGCCCGGGCGTTGTTGGCTTCAATCCTTACATGCTCGAACATGGCGCCCTCGCGCAGGAAGGTGTTTTTGAATGAACTATTCAGTGAGCTTTCGGCCTCGAGCTCTGCCGGCATATTCAAACCCCACTCGGTATAGTTGCGGACCAGTTGACGGTAGAAGTCGAGAATGATACCATCCTTTGAATCGCCATAAACCCAAACCGTAAATGCATTGCTTGCCACGTCGAGCGCGTTGTAAAACCATACGCGTTTGCCTTTCGCATATTCGAACGGCGGGTTACGGTCATCGATTGAAATAATACTGTTTGAATATTGAGGTTTGTCCAGGGAATGATAAGGTTTGTATTTTCCCATGAGGATCTGACGGTCGCCGCTCCGGAGCGTTTCGTTTGCGCTCTTGAATTTCCACTTTGCAAGATATGAGGAGACGGTTGCCTGGCTGATTTTCTGAAATTCCTTTGGGTCGTAAACCTCGCCGGTGGCGTTGTTAATTACTTCGACATAACCGGCAAGGAAGCCGTCGTACTGCCGCGCAACCTCTGTGGCTGTCGGTTTGGTGCTTTGCGTTGCGAAAAGATCATTGAGCAACTTTATCATTTCATCACTCATTTTGAGGGCTGACTTGTTACACCAGTTTTTGTGAATCAGTTCCATGTAACTCTCTTTTTTGTAAGCGCTCAACTTACGGCGGAGTACATCGACGTTGGTACATGGCAAAGTGTGATTCACTTTATCTTTAAATCGTTCGGCTTCGACTGTGAGGATGCTCCAAATGTCGGAGACCTTGCCGCGCATGGATAGCCGTTTGTTGTAGCGGAGGGTGTAGATCTTATTGATTGCATTTAGTACCGAGGCGTTCAGCGTATATTCGTCGACAATATCCTCTGGAAGCATTCTGCCATCATCAAGACGGTAGGAGGTAAAGAAGTCGAAGGCAGCGGCGTCGCGCTCGTAGTGTTTTTCAAAAAGTGACTGTTTGATTTGTTTGACAGGCTCTCCGAATGCAGCGATCAGTGCGTTTTGCCACTCATCCGAAAGCGACGACCATTTAACCAGGGTTGGCGTGTTGGGTCCCTGCGAGCGTAGACGTTTGACTGTTCCGTTTTCCATTCGGTGTCTTAGACCCCTGTCTCCGATTAGCTGAAGGCTTTGACCGGCAGCATCCCGACCTTCAACCAGGTACCTGGTCTGAACTCCGAGTTGCTCGTTATGATATTCGTAGGGTGTCATTGCTAAATCTCTTTAATTGGCTGTTCTGAAGGTTGATCATTGGGGCGGTCGCTTACACCGCCCCCGATCAAGACTAAAACTAAAAACTAACTAACTACCAGAATATTGCTTAAATTCGAAGCGTCAAACTAAAAATTAAACTATGCCTGTAAGCCTCAAAATTG